CCCATCTACCTTACCTACTGGGGATGGCAGTGGTGTAGCCTTTAGTCCTGATGGTTCAGTTATAGCTGTAGCTCATGGCGCAAGCCCTTACGTTTCAGCTTATCCTTGGTCTGGTAGTGGATTTGGTACTAAGTTTTCTAACCCATCTAGCTTACCTACTAGTGATGGCAATGGCGTAGCCTTTAGTCCAGACGGTTCCGCTATAGCTGTAGTTGTAGCCTTTAGCCCTAGAGTCCAAGCCTACCCTTGGTCTGGTTCAGGTTTTGGTACTAAGTTTTCTAACCCATCTACCTTACCTACTGGCACTGGCAATCGCCCAACATTTAGCCCTGACGGATCAGTTATAGCTATAGCTCATACTAGTAGCCCTTACGTCTCAGCTTACCCTTGGTCTGGATCAGGTTTTGGTAGTAAGTATTCTAACCCATCTACCTTACCTGCTAGTACTGGACGAGATGCAGCCTTCAGCCCTGACGGTTCAGCTTTAGCTGTATCTCATAATAGCTCCCCTTACATCACAGCTTATGCTTGGTCAGGATCAGGCTTTGGTAGTAAGTATTCTAACCCCTCTACCTTACCTACTGGACATGGCTTTGGCATGTCTTTTAGTCTTGATGGGTCAGCTATAGCTGTAGGTCATACTAGTAGCCCTTACGTCTCAGCTTACCCTTGGTCTGGATCAGGTTTTGGTAGTAAGTATTCTAACCCATCTACCTTACCTCCTAACACTAGCAGGGGTGTAGCCTTTGGACGAATTGCAGCTTAACCCCCGAACAACCCCGAACACCGAACAACTTATAGGAATATATAATGGAAAATCAAGAACAACCCAAAACACGTGAAGAAATCTTAGAGGCATCTTTAGAGGCTCGTATCCAAGAGGTTATGGGATACCAGATTAATATTGACAACTACACGATTGCCCTTAGCGAAATCAGTAAGAAGTCACAGGCAGATCAGGCTGAGTTGTCAGAGTTTGCAGATCAACTACGCAACCTTCTGGCTTCAGAAAAGCTAGAGCAAAAAAAGGCTGAAATTATGCTTGCCGTAATACAACATCAAGTATCTTAATTTAACACTGAACAGATAGGATTAATACAATGTTCGTAAAAGTTACAAACGGCGAGATTGACACTTACCCATATTCAGTTGGGAAATTACGCCGTGACAACCCAAGAGTTAGCTTCCCAAGAAAAATATCTGACGGAATTCTGGCGTCTTACGGTGTGTACGATGTAAAATGGCTACCAAGCCCTGACCATAACGCTGAGACGCACTTCGTTGAGTATTCCCCGGTTCCTGTACTACAGGACGGTGCGTGGGTGTATTCGCCAACTGTTCGTGAGCTTTCAGAAGATCAGATTGCAGAGAGATCAGTATCACGTGCAGGAGAAGCACGTGCAAAGCGCAACACGCTACTGATTGAAACAGACTTCTATGCTTTGTCTGATGTAACAATGACAGATTCTATGACAGCGTATCGTCAGGCGTTGCGGGACATTACATTACACTCCAATTGGCCTAATCTTGAAGATGCTAATTGGCCGACAAAGCCTTAATGTAATGGATATTAATTGGACAGTAGTAACAATAGTTGGTGCTTTGTTAGCTCAAGGTGCAGCTATTGTCTGGTCAGTATCAGGCATGGTGTCAGACATTAAGTACAACAAGGCTACTATATCAGAAGTACGTACAGAAAATGCTAGACTAGCTAATGATATTCATGAGAATGATGTAATGATTGCACGTATTGATGCCAATGTAGAAGCAATTAAGGAAGCATTAAATGTGGTTACAACTAGTCACGCACAGAATTAATTAAATGATTGACCCCGTTACAGCTTTTGCTGCAGCTAATGCAGCCTTCAAAGGGGTCAAGATGCTAGTAGGTGCTGGTAGAGAGATACAGGATGTATCACAGCAACTAGGTAAGTGGTACGGTGCAGTAGCTGATATTACTAGGGCTGAGTCACAACGTAAGAAACCTACATGGTTAGACAAGCAGACCCACGGTAGCGATAACATTGAACAAGAAGCAATGGACATTGTTGTTCGTAAAAAGACATTGATTGAGAAAGAAAAAGAAATAAAGTTTATGTTAGACTACAGGTTTGGTCTTGGTACATACGATGAAATGTTAGGGATGCGTAGGCAAATACGTAAAGAACGAGAAGAGACTATATATAAAGCTATGGAAACTAAAAGACAGATACAGAATAACTTAGCTATATGTACTCTATCGTTACTAATTATTGGTGTATTAGGTGGGGGCATATATCTGATAGCACTAGGAATTGGTTGAAATGATTAATCTTGTTGTGTTACCCCTTGTATTAGCAGGGCTGTTAAGTAGACCTGAGTTTGTACAATGTCACTTAGCAAAAAGAGTTAAGATACAAAAAGAAATGGTTTGCATTTACCGTGGACCTAATGGTACAATAGGATATCACTACCCTATGTTTAAATTTAGTGAATGCCCTAACACATATATGTGCAGGTACACGCCTAACGCTAAGAAAAAAGTTAGTGTGCAAGACATACTAGACGGACTAAAAGAAGGTTTTGAATAATGGACTTAGAAGCACAAATAGCAGCAATTAATGCAAAATATGCACCCTTACTTGCTGCAGCACAGCAAACCCAAGATGAGCCGGGCGAAGCAATACGCCAAGTCAGTGCTCAGAAGGCTGCTGCAATAAAGGCTGCTAAAGCTGCTGCTGCTGCATCAAGTGACACTACAGATGCCACTACAGATGACACTACAGAGGGCGGCGATTTAGAAACGTCGCCGGGAGAGCAACCAATCACGCCATCCCCTTTTGATCAATTTCAACCTCCCGAATTTGGTACAGGTGTTTTTGACCCTAATCGGCAGCAAACCAACTTAGATAAGGTTAATCAAGAGCTTGCTGATTTGTACGCTATGGATCGCACTCAATATGAGGTTGACTACCAACCAGTTACTGAACTGCCAGAAGGGGTTTCTGAACCTGCTGAAGGTGCCGATGTAACAGGGGAAGGTGAGACTTTTTATAACCCTAAAACAGGCCAAACTTATACAACACCTAATGGTGGTTACAGTGTGCCTGAAGGTAGCGATTGGGTTAAGGGTGCACCTGAAGGTAAGTTTAATTCATATGACGTGGCTCTTGCAGCTAAAACTAAAGAGCAGCAAGCAGCAAGTTTGGCAGCTATGGGAGAGGGTCAGCAAGAACTTGTAAGTACTGCAATTAAAAGCCCTGAAGATTTAGCACAAGAAGCAGTCGTAGCTAAGATAGACCCAGACACTAAAGGTACTGAGATTCCTACGGGTGGTGTAGACTTTAATACTATGATTGATAGCGTTAAAGGAATTGGTCCTGTAAAGGATTTATACGGAGAAATTTCATGGGACGCAACTACAGGTAAGTTTAAAACTTCAGGAACAGAGGGCGGCTATGATCAAACTGGTATGCCACTAATAGGTATGCCACCAAGAGAATATACACCAGAAGAGTTTTCAGAAGAATTTGATACGCCATTAGTTACAACAAAAGGCGTCAAAGCTGCAGATAGCGATGTTACTAAATCTGTTACTGGGGCTGTTGGTACTTTGTCAGAGGGAGCAAAGCCTGTTGGTGCAACTATGGACCCTGATTTTGATGCTGATATAGCAGCAGGAAAGCGGGTAATAGGCGATAAAGAACTTTCAGAAGCACAAGGCCAAGATGCAGAAGCAATTAAAACTGCTATATCTGAAGGAAAGGCGGCTGCAGCTATTGAAGCAGCACAAACTACGGTAGGTGATAAAGAGATAGCTAAAGCGGCTCAAATAGCTGAAAAAGATATGGCTACAGCCGAGGCTATGACAATGGAGGGTTTAGCCGATGACGCTGTTGCTGTCGCTAAAAAGATGGAAGCCTTCACTGTAGATGACGGTACACTAGCTGAATTTAAAGAAGGTAAGATTGAAGCACAAGATACTGTACAAGGTCAACTTACTAGCTTGATGGCTTCGTTTGATGATGGCACACCTTCATGGGCTGCAGGGGCTATGAGGGCTGCTAATGAAGCTATGGCAACAAGAGGACTTAGTGGCTCATCTATGGCTGCTGCTGCTATTGTACAGGCTGCTATGGAGTCTGCTTTACCTATTGCAATGCAAGACGCTGATACTTTCCGTTCAATGAAGTTAGACAACCTTGGGCGTCAACAACAAATAGCTCTAACCAATGCTGCTGCACAGCAAGGCGTTAAGTTGCAGAACTTTACTGCTGAACAGACAGCTATGCTTCAGAACTCGCAGAATGCTTTTTCTTTACAGACACAAAATCTAAGCAACATGCAAGCTGCAGTTATAGCCACTGCTCAAATTAAAGCTTCCTTGCAAGGTAAAAATCTTGATAACTTACAGCAAGCTAACTTGGCTGAAGCTGCAAGGTATGCAGAGGTTAATAACCTTAATCTTAATAATCGTCAGCAAGCGTTACTGCAAGATAGCTTAAATAATACCCAAGTTTCTCTTGCCAATCTTAGTAATAAGCAACAAGCTTACACTACAGACGCTAATCTTGCAGCATCTTTACAGGGCAAGCAGATTGACAATAAACAACAAGTTGCTGTTTTAAATTCTGCTAAGTATATGGAAGCTAATAACTTGTCTTTCTCTTCAGAGGAAAGAGAAGAATTACATAATTCTGAACTTATGACATCTATAGGGCTTGCTGAATTATCTAATAAGCAAGCTGCTACATTGCAAAAAGCAGCAGCTTTTGCCGCTATGGATATGACTAATCTAAGTAACCAACAGCAAGCTCAAGTGGAAAACGCTAGAAACTTTTTGCAGATGGATTTAGCTAATTTATCTAATGAGCAGCAAGTGGAAATCTTTAAGGCGCAGTCAATACAACAGTCAATTCTTAGCGATACAGCAGCGTCTAATGCTGCCAAGCAGTTTAATGCTTCTAGTGAAAATCAAACAAATCAATTCATGGCTGACTTAAAATCTACTACCGATAGGTTTAACGTTACTCAAGCTAATGCTATAAAACAGTTTAACGTAAGTGAGGAAAACGCCATAGCTACGTTTAACAAAGAACAGTCAGACGCAAGAGATGAGTTTAATACTAAGAATGCTTTAGTTGTGGCGCAGTCTAATGCAGCGTGGAGACAGTCAGTAGCCACTGCTGATACAGCCGCACAGAATGATGCTAACATGCAGTTAGCTAAAACTGAGAACGCCTTTACAGCCAGTACATTAGATCAAGTGTGGCAAAGGGAGCGTGATTTGTTAAGCTATGCTTGGCAAGCAGATAATAACTCTTTAGATAGAATTAATAGCGTTATTATTCAAGACATGGTATCAAATACAGCAACGTCTAATGCTGCAGCTGCTGCTGCTGCTACAGAAAGAGCCGCAAGAGCTAATATGTATGGGCAGATAGGCGGTGCTTTAGTTAAGGGTACAAACATATTTGGCACCTAATAAACACTAGGATTATACAATGCAATTTTTAAGTAAAGAACGAATGGAGTTATTTGAGGAGAGCCTCAAAGATGGCCCTAAAGTAGCCGCTGATGTTATACAAGATGCTGCAGAAGAAGCAGGTAAAGGCAGAGGCTTAGGCGCACAAACTAAAAAAAGAAAGACTCCCAACTTTGCTGTGAGTGGCGCAGGGGATGCCTTGTATGAAGAGAGCCAAAGGTCTTTAGATTTACTACAAAAGTCCCAAGAAGATACACAAGAGCAACAAAGACAAAGTATTAATGATATTTTAGCTGTGGTTATGTCAGACATTGAAAAAGAGACTAAGAAGTCTTTACCTAAAGGTGATACTTT